GAGTGGTCGACGTACACCCGCGCGGCGCGCCGTTGGATCCCGATGGCCCTGCGCATGATGCGCAGGACGGATATCGCCCATGGCGAGAAGCTCCCCCCCATGCGATTATGCCCCCCGTGGCGAATTTTTTGGCCCCGGTAGGCATCTAGTGGCCGTAGTACTAATCCGTACTAATCATGCGGTGCGCCTGCGGTGCCGTGGCGTCGTTCGGGCGCTGGCCAGACTACCCCGATCCCGCGACGAAGCCAGTGAGTGCAGCCAGCCACAGGGAGCCACAGGGAGCCTGTATACGACTTCAACCGTCTTAGCCAGCCCGGTAAACCGCATACCCCCCCCCCTTTTTTCTTCCCTAGAAGTGCCGCCTCTGGACCCACTGCGCCCGGTGTGCGCGGCGGGACGGGGACCCGCTGCTGCGGGACGCGCGCAACGCAGGGCAGCTGTGCCGGGCGCCGGGGTGCTTCGTGAGTGCGACGCTGGGGCCGCCCGGGGGTCGGCGCGTGGCCTGCGCGCAGCACGCCGGGGAGGGGATGGAGCCGCTGAGCGGGGGGCGGCGGTGCGCGTCGTACGTCGGGGGGGTGAGGTGCAGGCGGACGGGGGTGTATGGGCTGTCGGGGGCCGATAGCGAGCCGAGGTCGCCGAAGTCGTTCTACTGTCTCGAGCACCGCGGGCCGGGGATGCGGGACGTGGTGCACCCGACCTGCACGCACCCCGCGTGCCTCGCGCGCGACGGGGGGGCCGCGCAGGCCGTCGGCGGGCTGGTCGGCAGCCCCCCCTCCCGCTGCATCCAGCACCTGGAGCCGCGGATGGCGCGCGACCCGCTCCGCCGCTGCTCCGTGGCGGCCTGCCCCCACCACGCCGTGTACCAGCGGCGCACGGAGGCGCGGAGGGGGCTCTGCGCGGGCCACTACGCGCTGCTGGGGGAGGACGAGCGCGCGGCCCTGTTCCTCGCCGTGGGCGTCCCCTGCCAGGGGTGTGGGGAGGAGGCCGTGGTGGGCGCCGACGGGCGCTGCCTGCACACGTGCGGCTCGGCCGCGCGCGGGGAGCGGATGCGGAAGCAGCGCGCCGCCACCGAGGCACTTAAGAGGCTCCTACCCGACGCGTTCGCCCCGCCCCTCCGGGTGCGCGAGGACCGCGTCGTCGAGGTCGACGGGGAGAGGGCGACGGCCGGCGGGGGACTCTCACGCACCGGCCGCCCCTCGCTGCTCCGGCCCGACCTCCTCTTCGTGGCGGAGGACCGCCTCGTCTTCGTCGAGGTCGACGAGCACGCGCACAGGTACTACGCCGCCGAGCGGGAGACGCGCCGGATGCTCGAGCTCTCCTTCCAGGCCGGCATGCGGCCCGCCATCTGGATCCGCTTCAACCCAGACAAGTATGGGGCGACCAAGGTCCACATCGCCCGCCGCCACCGCGTGCTCGCCGACACGCTGCGGTGGGCCCTGCGGGACTGGAAGCCGCCTCCCGGGCCCGCACCGCCCCCCCAGGTCGTCCTGATGTACTACCCCGGGCACCCCCCCCGGACGCCCCCCCTGCCCCTGCCCACTTCGTCAAGGTAGTAGGTGTAGTCACTTCATGTTGCAGCGGCGCAGGGAGAGCGACTCCTCCTCGATCGGCTTGAAGAGCGTCTCGACGAGTTCGTTGACCGCGAGCTGGCCCAGCCCCTTCTCGAACGCCCAGTCGGCGGCACGCTCCTGGATCTCAGGCTGCGTCGGCCGCCGCTTCCGGACGCCCTCCTTGAGCGACAGGGAGCACCGGTAGTCCTCCAGCGAGATGTTCCTCGCGCCGGCGTCGCGCATGAGCTCCACGAGCCTCTCTTTGCTGTCCCTCTTCTCGCCCCGGATGGGCTTCAGCCGTTCGTTCTCCTCGCGGAGCCGGTCATCTGCCCCGATGTAGGCCCTGGCCACGCTGCCGAGCGCGTTGCGGTTCTCGATCTCGTCCATGGTCGTCCGTTCGCGTTCGCGTTGGTGTGGGGGGCGATTTTTTTTTTCGCGGCGTTCGCTTTCAATGGGTTTGGGCGCACGGCACATGTTCTCACTCGGCGTCTTCTCGGGGCTTCACCTACCCCGAGAGACCCAGCGCAACGGGGCTGCGGTCCGGCATGGGCGCGACCGGGTCGTTGTTCGGGTGGTTCGCCGCGCCGAGTGGCGTAGCGGTCTCGATGAACTCGGGCATGCGGAACCGGGGGTCGTCCGCGAGCAGGGCGGAGGCGGGCCGGAAGTCGTTCCACCCCGCGTGTGTGGGCTTCGCCCAGTCGATCGAAGAGTCGATGGGGACGTTGATGCTCTCCCGAAGCGTCTGGATCCCCTGGGGCGGCTTCTCGGCGCGGTACGGCGTGTATGCCCCGGCTCCGAAGACGCGGGCGTTCATCTGGGCGCGCTTGACCGTCTCATCCGAAGGCACAAAGCTCGTGCGGGTGGCCTCCACGGCGTCCTCGGGCGCGTTCACCGTGAGGTCGTACTTGTAGTCCGCCCGGCTCTCCTCGCTCGCCTCCTGCCGGGGGAGCACCAGGAGCTCGTTGCCGGCAGGGGCCTGGCCGGAGCCGAACTCGGGGTCCGCGCAGAGGGTCGTGTACGTCTGTGGCCGGGCGTCGTGGCCGAGCACGTTGAAGCCGGAGCCCCCGTGCACGGGCGCGCAGTCGTTCGTGATCCCCAGGGGCATTTCCGCGTCCGCGTCTGCTTTGGCCGCAGAAAAAAGCCAGCCCCTACGCGGTGCTGACCACGACGAGGGCATAGGAGGCGCCGTCCCCGACCCCCAGCACGGTCCGGATGCGCCCCACGAGGAAGCGGGCGGCGGTCGGGGTCGTGGACGCGACGACGCGCCCGTCCGCGCCGGCCGAGGCGTAGACGGCCTCGCCCGCGCGACACGTCCCCGGTATCAGGACCGGCACCTTGCCCGCGTACGCGACGACGACGCCCCCCAGCCCCGGGGAGGACCCGGCCAGCAGGCCCGGACTGGTCGATACGACCCCGAAGGTCCGCGCGGCGGCGAACACCGTCGTCACCAACCCCGTCTCGTCGAACCCGACGACAGTCCCCGGAGGGACGAAGGGGTCGGGGCACTCGGGGCTCAGGCGCTCCCACTCGGCAAAATCGCACCCCGGGACGGCGAACAGTTCGGCGCGCAGTTCTCCGTCCAGGACCAGGCGGGGGCCGCTCTCGGCGAGGCGACCCACTCCCACCGACCCGGTCTCGGCGTCGATGTGTAGGAGAGGGGCGCCATTCACGTCGCGGTACAGGAACGACGCGCTCGACGACTGACCGGTGTACGCGGGGGCAGGGGGGGGCGGCGGGCTGGCGGTGCCGCCACTGCCGTTCGCAGTGGCATCGGGGGGCGAGTAGGGCTCCTCGGACGGGTACGGCAGCCCGGCGGGGTCGGAGTCCGCGGTCGTGTTCTGGACCGAGACATTCACTCTGGTCGTGTAAAGGGAACTGTGGGGGACCCGGCCCGCCATGCCCCGCTGTGGTACCTCTCTCTCTACGCTACTTTAATTTTTCTACGCCGCCTCGGGCCGGGACTACTTCTGCTTGGCGGAGACGCATCAGGACGCATACCTCCGGCCCCCCATGCCCGAACGGATACGCAGCGAATTGAAAGAGCGCGCGGTCACAATCCAACGGCCAGCGGGGAGGGGAGTGGTCCCCTTGCTGGAGTGGTCGAGCATGAGCTGGATGGTGTCGATGCGGCTCATGTTGATGGAGCCCGTCGGCTTCCACGACTCGGGGTCCAGGGCTGCGGGAGTAGAAGAGCGTTTCGGCGTCGTTCGGAGCGGTCAGTCTGGGGTGCCGGCAGGGCCGCGAGGGTAGCCGGAGAAGACGTACGTGGAGGCGGGGGATCAAAGTGTACTCACCAAAGGGCATCGTGTGCACGATGTCGCGCTTCCCGTCCGCACCGGGCACGCGCGTGTGGAACTGACTGTTGAGAAGGGAGCGGAAGTAAAGAGCGTCCCGCCCCTCGCCGAACATGCGCTGCTGGTTAATCGACAGGTTCATCGAATCGATCGCCTCTGGCGCGTCGGGGTTCCCGACGACACCGCCCATCGTCCAGTCCCAGAAGCGGTACACGGGCGCGATGGAGGTGCGGTCGCGGTTCTCGTTGCTTGTCCAGTAGTGGTAGAGGGCCTTCACTGGGTGGTTCAGGAAGAGCTGCTTGGATTGAGTGGAGAGGTTCTCGAGGCTGAACTCCTGCGTCTGGTTCTCCGTCATGAGGTAGGTGTGTTCGTTCATCGCGAACTCCCTGCGCTCCGCGTCGTCGAGGAAGATGTAGCGGCCGATGAGAATCGGGGCCTCCAGCTTGGGCGGCGTGTAGGTGTAGGTTGACACCGCGTCGAGACTGTCATAGGCCGTGGCGTTCTTCACGCCCGTCTGGGTGAAGCGAGACACCGAGTCGAGGCTGCGCGTCGAGACGCGGACCTTGACGTCGTGATACTGCAACGCAATCATCGGGATGGCACAGCTTGCCGCGGCGGAGAACGAGAAGCTCAGGGGCACGTAGATGTGCATCGCCCCGTTGCCCGTGCACTTCTCCCCGGGGCGCCGGGCTCCGCCGTGGGCGGCGGGGTAGGTGTCCACGAAGCTGCGCCCCTGGGTGCGGCTGAGCCTGTCCCAGAAGTGGAGGAAATCGCCCGTCTGGGACTCGATCTCGTAGCCACCCACGGAGAGAGAGACCTTCTCGATGAGCGCGCGGCCGAGGTCCTCGGCCCACATGCTCTCCTTGAAGCCGTCCGAGTCGTACAGCACGATGTCGGTCGTGCCGTCCTCCCCGGGACCCTTGAGATAACCGCCGCCGTCGGCCAGCTGCACAGTGGGCGGCGTGATCCGGAAGTAGAGCATGAGCTGGGACACGAGATCCCCCGAGCGAGTCAGCGTGAAGGAAACGTCGTTCCCGAACCCCTCCACGCCGGAACTCTGCAGGATATCGATGTCCTCGAAGGCGAAGTTCGTGTGCCTCGGGTAGGAGGCCCGGAAGAACGTGACCTCCGGCTCGCTGATGAGGTCAACACTGCGTAGACAAAGCAGGGAAGGGGCAGGGGGGGGCGGTGGGCGGTGGGGCGCGGGCTCCAGGTGGGCATAGAAGAAGAGAAGGGGCGTGGGGGCTGCTCACTCCTGGGGGCCCTTGGCCCGGAGCTGCATGACGGGAGCACTCATGGTGGGTCGAGAGCGTTTCTACAACACCGACAGAAAAAAATTCGACGGGATCGATTCAACGCGGATCTCTCACGCCTTCTTGACGGATATCTGCTTCTTCGGCTTCCAATCCTGGTCATCGTCGTCCCCCCCGGCACCATCGTAGTGCTCGAAGTGGAATTGCCAATAGGCCGGCGAGCCAATGCGCCAGGGCTCGGTCCGTATCTTTGCCTTGTAATAGAACACACAGTCCTGCCAGTCGTTCGATTTGATGCGGTTGTTGATGACCAGACACTCGAAGTCAGCCGTGCATGCACTGAGCACCTGCTCGAAGTGGCTGAACTCGGGCAGCAGGCCAAAGAAGTTCTTGTGGAGTCGGATCCGGTTCTCCAGAATGGGCTCGCGGAAGGCGATGACGAAGTCGATGTTGGACCTCTGCGGGGAAGATGGGAGCGCGGGGAAGATGGGGGGTTGGTTTGTGGTGGGTGTGTGGTGTGTTCCGGTGTGTTCCGAGAGTCGTGGTAGTCGTGGGGAGAGGCGATTCCCACTCACCAGTGCGGGCGGGATGTCCAGCGCGTACTGCAAAGTCAACAAGAACAGAATGTTCATGTGTCTCCCGTTGAAAAACAGTTGGCGGACCGTCTTGTTGTAGGACAGCTCCTTGCTGTACCTGCGGGGAAGAGAAGAAGAAGGTGCGAGAGTGACGGGAGGGGGGGAGCGGGGAAGAAGAGCGGGGAAGAAGAGATTGAGAGAGAGACCCAAGAAGCTCACATTACATCCTCCGCGAACACGAAGGCCGCGGGTCGGGGCTTGCCCGGTGGAGCCAGGCGCCTCTGATGCCTCAGCACTGCCTTGATGGCGTCCTCGTCGAAGTCCGGGTAGATGAACGTGGACGGGATATGGGGGGACCAGAAGCCGTTGTACGCCTCTGTGTTGGACATGCAGATCCCGCTCGGGATCGAGCGCTTGTGGAACAGAATGTCCGCGATGGCCGTGGTCTTCCCGGACCCCCGTCCGCCAATCGCGACGATGGTCGCGTCGTCGGGGATGACCGACGGATCGAATCGTTTGATTTTGACTTCATGCGGCGTTCCTCCTCTCCCGCCGCCCATCTCGATTCGTCGTCGCGCGCGGCCAGCTGTCTATCTTCGCGAAATTTTTAATCGACCCCACTCACTCACTCACTGCAGGCTGCCCTCTCCGCCTCCGACGGGCCCGGTGGACACGCGCCCGTCGAGATCGGTGACGACGTCGCGCTCGCTCGTGTCGCCAACGACCGCGGAGATGTAGA